GGATGTCGAGTTCGTTGATGGCACCCGCCAACTTGAGCGCGATCTGGATCGGCGGCGCGACGCGAGTCTCGCGGATCGCCTGCGCCTGGTCGGCCATCGGCGGCGTGAAGATGTAGAACCCGCTGGGGAGCGTGTCGCCCATCGACAACTGCCCGAAGCCGTCAGCGTTCCAGACGCCAGGCGCAACCAGCCCGTTGAAGACCGCCTCGTTGCAGACGCCAGCGGCGACAGTGACAAGCTGGTTCTGCCCGGCGTCGGTCTGCGGAATCTTGGTCTTGCTCTGGTACAGCAGATTGTACTCCGCGTTCTGGAGCGCGTCACGGAACCAGTCGAGCCCGGTCATCTCGTCGATGTACGCTTCCGCCGACATGACGCCGTACTGGATGATCGCCGTGTCGTTGTTGTACTTGGCGAACACGTTGCACCGTTTCGCCTTCAACGTCTGCGCGTTCGTCTCGGACAGCCCTTCCGCGACAACGCCCGGCTCCTGCTTGTACATCAGGTTGATGGTCGAGCGGTTCGCATTGAAGTTGGTCGAGAATGCCCGGCCCATCAGCGATGCGACGGCGTAGGGGTTGAGGCTGTACTGCACCATCGTGCGCGTGTAGCCCGCCGCCTTGCTCGTGGACGCGATGTCGGTCGTGTTCGTCGGGTCGAGGATGTTGGCCCCGCCCTGCGTGATGCCGAAGACGCGCGTCGGGGACGCAGGCTGGATGATCGCGCTGGTGGCGTTGTAGTCGGCGTCCGAGATCGCGGTAAGCGATGCGAACGTCAGGCCGTACCAGCCGCCCGAAGCGTTCATCAGCGCCTGGGCGCAGACCGGAGCCGTCTCGGCAACAGCGCCAGGAGTGGCGATTGCCAGCGCCGTGGTATTGGTGAACTTCGCCTTGAGCGCGATGTCGGTGGCGAGCCCGGTGCCCGTGCAGAACCCGATGGTGGAGGCAGGCCCGGTGGTCCCGCTGGTGATCGTAAACGAACCGTTGGCGAAGGACACCGTGCCGTTCGCGATAGCAGTGTCGAGCAGCGATGCCACGCTGGGGGCCGTCCCGCCGAGGCTGGTCGCCGTCGAGAGGTTGATCCCGGTCACCGGAGTCGTGGTCCCGTTGATGACGGTCGTGATCGTGCCAGCCGTGATCGCAGTCCAGCTTGCCAGGGTCTGCTCGGTCGAGTTCAGCACGCCGCCCGTCAGCGACGCCCCGTAGGCGGTGGTGATCCACTTGCCGATGGCGATGGTCAGCGGGCGCGGGGACTGCGAGAAGTACAACTGCGCCGCCAGCGATTCGGGAGAGGTGATCGGGTAGCCGTCAGGGATCATGTCTTCGTACTTCGTGTAGAAGCGCAGACGCTCGGCGTTCGTGATGGTGCTAGTGGCCGTGTTCCCGGCAACGCAAAGCACGCCGAAGTTGCGCCGAGCCGCCGCGAGCGGCGACAGGTCAACAGATACACGAACGAGTCGGTCGATGTTCAATGAGATTGCCATTTAGGGGATAACTCCTTGAGGGTCCACGACCCACGGTTCGGACAGCGTTTCAGAGTAGATCGTGCCTTGCGCGGCAAGGAAGGACAGGATCGGGTAACTGCGGACGATCTGTCTCCGCAGGGTCATGGTAATATCTGCTCGGTCCACAAAGCGGTCGTTCACAAGTTCGGGGGCGTGGATGATGTCGCCGAATCCAACGACAGCCGCCCCCACCGAGAACAGCACGTCGTTGTTCTGTGAGATCGCCATCCCGTCGCGGAGATACGATGCGTTGGCCTGGCAGTTTGGGCCGTAGAACGTGCAGAGGATCTCCACCTCTTCGTTGCGCGTCATTGACTCGAACGTGCCGATGTCGTTCTCGATAGTGTACGGGTCGAAGTCGCCGCGCTGCACCATGATGGCGAACGCTCCCCAGTTGGTTTCAAGCGGGAGGACCGGGGCTGGCGTAGGTTGCCACGCCTGGCGGACACGGTCGGCAGCGAGGCCCGTCACGCCTTGGATCACGCCGTGGATCAGTTGCCTGAGCGCCTGATCTTCAGTGACAACAGGCGTCGGGTTGGGCGTCAGGTAGCCCCCTGTCGCGCTGGTGTTAGCCATTGGTGATCTGCTCCAGCACGCACAAGACCTTCGTGAATCCCTGTCCCCAGTTGTTCCAGTCGCCGACGATGTCCTGCACCGTGTAGCGGCGACCCTTCCAGATGATCACGTCGGAGTATCCGTTGATGCGCTCGACCGAGAGTTCGCCGCGATAGTACACGGTGATGATGTCGGAGAGAGTCGCTCCAGTCGGTGCCAGCACCAGGTCATCGGTGTCGCCAGATTGAACGACACCAGTCACGACCGCGCTGCTCGTCACCGACAGGACTGTCTCGCCGAGCGAGTTCACAGACACGCCGCGCTTGACCAACGTGAAGTTGTCGGTGAAGTCGGGATCGGTGAGCATGAAACTGGTGTCGATCAGCGCCACGTCACTTCCCCTTCTTCACGATGTAGGTTATCGAGTTGACCATCGACCCGGTACGGATGAGCGCCCGCGTTCCCTTGACCTTGGCCCGCTTGCGCGCGGCCAGGGTGACTGGCGAGAGAGGCGCGAACGGCGTTGCCGGATCTCCTGCGGTTCCCTGCGACGTGATGGTTTTCTTCGCAGAGTCTCGCGCGATTGCCCCGGCAGCTTCCAGGCCCTTCTCAAGCTGCGACGGGTCGGTCATCGACTTCGCCCCGTATACCTTCAGCGCCTTGAGCGCACGAGGGAGCGACGCACGAACGCCCGGCACAAGGAACGGGCGCGCCGGGATGTTCGCCTTTGGCGCGCCGTGTTCGTGGATGAAACCGAGATAAGCGTTGCCGACAGGCCCGTCCTTGCGCGCCGCGCCAGTAGAAGGAAAGCCGATCAGCACACGTTCGTCGGCCATCCTCTGGATGTTCCTGAGAACGAATGCGCTGATGTCCTTGGTGACCTTGACGCTGCTCGCCATCATAGCTGCACGCAGCCTGCGCCGAACAGGCGCGCCAGCGTTAGGTACTGGCGACCGTAGGTTGTCGCGTTCCACTGCCCGGCATCGTCGCCCATCGTCCCGATGGACGCATCATAGGCGACGCTCACGTCGCCGACCGACTTGCTAGAGACAACGCCTCCGACGCTGCCAGGCGCGCCACCGTTCATCGAGGCGGATACGTTCATCGCTGCCGTGGTGAGGAAGTGCGCGGTGCCGAGTTCGACGGCGAAAGCGTAACTGTCGCCGTAAATGTCCACGCTCGTGATCCGCTCGACCTGGGCCGACCAGGCCGCAACCATCGCAGCCGGATACCGCGCAGCATCAGAAAACTCTGTGAAGTTTTGCCGAAACTGCGCGGTGTCCATGTTCTTCTCCTGGCCTTTCTGGCCCTCCAACTACAGTGATACGATCAGGCGTTGTCGCGATACAGGATCGTCTCAGGGTAGATCGCCTCGACCTCGCCCATGCCCCAGATGTACGGCGCGGTGAACCGGATGCTCTGGTAGTATGCCGTTTCGCGGCGGATCGGCACCAGCGGGAAGCGAACGTAGTTCGCAGCGTTGGTGTAGTAACACGTCCGGTTGATCGAGCCGCCTGCGCCCGCGTTGGTCAACCACTTGTTCGCCTCGATGCGAAGAGGCTTCCCGTTGACCGACATCGCGAGGCTGTTGGCCTTGAGGTATTCGAGAATCGACACGTTGCCAGCAGTGCTGACCTTCGATCCCGTGAGAATCGCGAACTGAGCCGGGGGGATCAGCAGCGAGTCGGGGCAGACGGCATAGCCCGAAGCCGCCCATGCGGTATTCAGACCAGCGTTCACGTCGGTAAGGATCGCGTCGGGAGTCGCGCCCGCCCAGACCGCGCCATAGGCCGCACCGACCGTGACGCTGGCGTTGTTGAACAACCCCTTCGCGGACACGTCTGCGTCGCCCATGTAGACCATCTCGTCGATGAACATCTGGTAAAGGCTGTTCAGCGAGTTGAGTTTCTGCGTGTCGATGGGCACGCCCGTGAGTTGCGAGCGTTCCAGATCGACGCTCGTGTAG